GAACCTTTGAGTGATCTTTGGGAAGTAGCACAACAAGTTTACTCTGCCTTTGATCCTAACTCAGCTTCCGGTATTGCCCTTGATAACTTGGTAGCTCTTGGTGGACTGGTCAGACAGCAACAAACATTTTCTACAGCGCAAGAACTGCTCACAGGTGATAACGGAACTACACTATCATCTGGTCTTGTATTTGGCTCTACTACCAGTTCTTATCAATGGCAGTTACTCCCAACTGTAAATTTAGTTCCAACTTCTGCCACAGGCGTTGGTGTATTTCCAAGCACAGTGGCTGATAGTACGTTATATACACTGACATATGCAACCACAGGCACAACCAACACTGTTAGCTACACAAGTGGTATTGGTGCAACAAGAGATTCTATCGTTGCAGGAATGGCTGCACTTATTACATCAAGCCACCCAACGCTAACCGCTACAATTACCGGTGCAGGCTCAACTGGTATCTTGTATGTACAACGGGTTGATGAATTCTCAACTGTTGATTTTACAAGCACCGCTAACCTATCAATCTCTAAAGTAATTAAACTTGGAGCAGTGCAAGCTACAACCGTTGGCCCTATCTCTGCTGATGTAAATACGATTACCAATATCCTAACACCTGTCCTCGGTCTTGATTCCGTTACTAATATTGTGTCAGCCACTCTTGGTAGAAATGTTGAGACTGACGAAGAGCTTCGTGAGAGGTTCAGAAATGCTAAGTTTGAAAGAGCTAGTAATATCATTGAGTCTTTGTACTCAGCATTAATCAACCTTGAAGGAGTGGAGGAGGTAGTCATCTATGAGAATGACACAAACACCACAAACGCTCAAGGTGTTCCGGCCCACAGCTTTATGCCTATCCTTTTAGGTGGGGTTGGAAGTGAGATTGCTTTGAAGATTTGGGAAAATAAGCCAATGGGCATTCGGAGCTTTGGTGACACTCAAGTTACTATTTACGACAGTCAAGGCTACGCTCATGTTATTGGATATCAAAGACCAGACCCTGTCCCTGTTTATATTTCAATAAATATTACGGCAGACCCTAGCTTCCCAGCTTCTGGTCCTGATGAAATTAAGTCTGCTATTATTTCCTACTTTGACAATAATCAAGGTATTGGGGATGATGTAGTTTACTCAAGACTTTACACACCAATTAACAGTGTCCCTAATTTCCAAGTTAACTCGCTCACTATCGGCACGTCTCCAAGCCCGTCGGGCACATCAAACATTGTAATTAATTTCGATGAGTTGGCTACAATCAATAGTGGCAACATTATCATCACAGGTGCGTAAACATGGCGGTAAATACTTTTGAAAATATTGATTATCTAGAAGTAGCCAGAACAAGAACAACTGAGCAGTTCAAGTTAGAAAATGCTCCTGTTTTTGACCGCTATCTACAATTGCTTACAGTTGAGATGCAGACACTACAAAAGACATTTCAAGATTTGATGCAACTTAGGAGTCTTGACACTGCAACTGGCGAACAGCTTGACGTAATTGGGCGGATTGTAGGTCAAGACAGAGTATTACTCAGCGCTGATCTTTATGAATTCTTTGGTTTCCAAGGGGCTTTAAAGGCAGGGAGCTACGGCAATCTCACAGATCCTACTATTGGTGCTAAATGGTGGAGTCTAGGTAAACCACTAGGTGGAAATGTTCTTTTAGATGATAATACTTACCGTATTTTTATTCGGGCTAAGATTTTAAAGAATACTACTGCATCTACATCTGAAGAGTTTATTAAAGCAATCAACCTCATCTTTGGCATAGAAAGCACAATTGCTATTGAAGACACCAGCACAGAACCAGCTACAGTCATGGTGCTATTCAACAGACCACTTTCTGATTTTGAGAAAGCACTTCTCTATTACGTGGATGATTCTGGTGGATATCCTTCGAGACTTATTCCTAAAACTGTTGGAGTAAGACTTATTTTTGGGGAGTATGTAAGAACAGATGAACCCATCAGTTGGTCATTTACCTATGATGGCGTTTCCTTCGCTTATGACTTTCCCTATATGTACAACCCAGTTCCAACTTATTCTGACAGATTTGATGAGTCGGATATAGATATTATTCTTTACTAAGGATCACTATGGCTAATTTAACAGAAAGCCCAATTTACGAGCCGGGGATTTTTCAATTAGAAAAAACTACACCTCCGTTGGGTGGTGCTCCAGCTTTTAATGGTCCAAATCCATCGGCAGGGCACGCTAATGCACAAGCATCACAGCTTGCTAATCGAACTGCATGGCTTAAGTCAGAGCTAGCGGACATCCAAGCCCAGTTCAGTAGTTTACTGGCGGATATCAACTCCTATAATTCCATTGAACAAGGTGCAGGTATTGTAGGTTATAATGACTCGTTGCCATACCTACAAAATTCAGTCGGTAATAAGCTACAATCCTTGGATGATAGGATTGACCTAGTATCAGTAGGTAATAAAACATATTCATCCTACTCAAATATGGTTGCAGACCTTTCCCCCGGTGAAGGTACTACTGCTATTGTAACGAGTGATCCAAATAGCACACTAAATGGCTGGTACTCTAAGTTGGGCGGGAGTGGAACTGGCTCTTGGGTAAGATTGTCAAACCAACCTGTGAGTTACAGTCAAGCAGAGAGGTTATTTTTAGCCCTAGATGAAACACCAATACCGGGGTATGCATGGGCCGTAGGAGATAACCATGGTTCTTACCCCATACTTTTAAACACTGATGGAACCACAGAGTTAGCGGCTACTCAATCAAACATGTTTAGTCTAACATCCGGGGACTACATTAAGAACTCAGAGAATACGGACAACCTTGCACTCTCACTGCTTGACTCAAAAGGGTCTTCGTGCTGGATTGTGAAGGGTGATGGTACAAGCGAATTTTCACGAATAATTGCAGGTGAAATACTGCTAGGCGGGATTAATGTAGAGGAAAAGATACTCTCTGCTAGTATTGCGAAAAAAAGTGATACCATTATGACAGCAACAGGGCTACAACCAATATACCCCAACATGCAAAAGGTATCTGGCTGGGGTAGCTCTAGTCTTGAAAATTTGAATACTTTTCTTGTTGGGATGTTCTCTGATTTATCCTCTGATGCCAGTTATTACAATGGTGCGAAGGGCGGGGAGAGGGCTGCCGATACGGCATCACGGCTTGGGTCTATCCCTAATTTGCTTACTGTCTCTGGTGGGACCATACCTGCATCAGGAACTGTTAACGCCACATCGAGTAATGTCAACAATAACCAGTTCCTACTGCCTTTCTCTGGAACACTCGCCGGAATACCTGGGGTTTTGAGTAACAATGGCTCTGTCTTCACCTTCACTCGGAGTACACCGGGCGATGCCGTTCCTGTCAGTGCTGACACACCATTTCTACCCGATATCGGTCCAACTTTCCGCGATGGGGTAGCGTTGTTGTGGCTTGGGAAGAACGACTTCCCTACCAACACTGTTGAGAGTATTATAAACGTCACCAACACCAGCTTTGATTACATGAATTATTTTGTAAAAAGGATTTTGGTTTTCGGGCATTTTGCCGACAGGGATAGTAGTGTACCGATGGTAGAAAAGATTAAACAAGCTAATACGCTGTTGCAGGAAAGGTATGCTAATCAGTATGTCGATTCCATTAACTATATCTCCTCTTCGCAGGTATGGGTAGACACAGGAATTACACCAACCGCAGCAGACATATTAGCTCAGGAAGCTCAGACACTACCACCTTCTTTGACATCGGACGGGATACACTTTAACGCCGCTCTTAATACAGCATTTACTGCCATTATCAAAAATAAACTCAACACATTAGGATGGTTCTCTTGACACTTTCTATTATTGTACCAAATGTTAGCTTTTCTCATAAAGTACAACTTTATGATATTCCTGCTATTAATAAAAACCACGTTTTTTCTGTTTATGGATCTAATAGCGTTAAGTCGTTAAGTAACTTAAATATATCCCAGCCCGATGGAGTAGTTGTAGGGGATGTATCTTTTACAAGTTCTGGTGTGAAAGTCACCGGTAACACTAACTCAATACGTTACCGGGGAATTACCCCTAGCCCTCAGGGCTGCACGATGATGGTAATGTATAAAACCGGTAGCACTGTCGGTGATGCGGGAATGGTAAGTCTTTGGGGCGAAAGCCTACTTTCAGCCGACACCCTCAATCGGCGAATTTTAGGGTTAACCGTTTCAAGTCAAGCGGTCTATAGTTCGAACCCAGGCGCAACAGACTCAGCAACTCTTCGCCCACAGGTAGGTGGTACGGAATACCTACTGTCAATGACCCGTGCTGTAAAAGGTACACCTAGTGTACTGAGGCGCCATAATCCAGATGGGTCGGTTGCCTTTGCAAGCCCAATCAATGAAAACACCGCAACAGCACTTACTTACGCTTCAGATGCTGTTTTCGATGTGGGT